GGGTAGTTATCCTAATAAAATCAATGACTTAGGTCTGTTCCTTCATGATGAAACATAATGAAACATTTGAAACATTGACGCTGCCTCACCGGATCCTGCCCCTCTGCGATGATAGTTCGGGGCAAAAAAAGAGCGAAAAGGGGCTTGACAAGGCAAAAAAAAACCCGCAACGTGCTAGCACGTTGCGGGTCAGGGGCGGCGGTTACTTGGTCGGCTTGGTGGCTTTCGGCAATCCTGCGGCTGCGGTTTTTTGCGCGGCTTCGAGATTGTCGGTCACGGCTTTAACGACAAAATCCGGCTTGTCCATCTTTTGAATCATGGCTAGCAGGGTGCCGATTGCTGTGATTACCTTCTGGCTTGGCTTGGCTTTCGCGGCTTTCTTTTTCGCGGCTGCGGCTTTCTTAGCGTCAGTCTCGGCTTTCTTAGGGTTCCATGTACGCCCGGCATATTTTCGGATTCTCCCGTAGAAGGTCGAGCCAGCACCACGAACAGATGCACTAGCGGCTTGCATAGCCGCCCATAACTCACGCTCGGCTTGGGTCGCATTGTTGTACGATTCCGTCCCCTTGCGCGGTATAGCGTAATCCACCACGGCTAGAGCCGAATATGTCGAGCCGCTAACGCTAACGTCAGGCATATTTTGGTAAATCAATTCGCGGAGAACTTGTGGGCGTACCTTGTCGAGTGCCTTGGCGTTGGCAATTTCAGCGGCGACTAAGCCGCCAAGTTTCGCCCATTTGTTTTCCGTGTCCACCGTACTCCTGAACGTGTCCTTTGCCTCAGCGTGAACCATAGGCGAAAAGAGAGTCTGAATAGCGGCGACGGCTTTTTTGATTGCTTTCATGGCTTGATTCTCCAATTTGTAAACAGGGTGTTTATCGCGGGGAGTGTGTTTCGCTCTACGGGCGTGCCGCGCTACTCGCGGGTCTAAGCCGTGCGGATAGGATCGCGCCTATCGTGGATAGGGGAACACCCTCAAGCCGTGTCGGCGGCTCTCCACTAGTTGATGAAATTGTCTCATATCCTAACAAAAAATGCAAGTATTCTAGATTTTCAAAGTGTAAACAGGGTGTTTACAAATCGGGCATCGACCGACCCCACCGCCCCCCGACCCACCGCGCACGTTTAGGAGTCCCGCGCATCTCTTGTACTCTATGATCTGCACATCAGATTCCCATTTTTCAAAATCGGTCCAGACGACCCCCCACCCCCTGTATATATAAACACCCCCCGGTATCTCGTTTGGGTCCCATACACCCATGGGATATACATTTGTATTTTTTAAAATGTTCTGTATATTTCGCGCAACGACATCACGAGCAAGACCATGCCGGTTGTTGCAACGCCAGAACTGGGGATTCCGTTCCCATTTGATACAACTCCGGAAGAGCTAAACGACTTCCGCGCAAAGGCCGAAGCTCTACTCAATACAGTTGAGGAGTTGGAGAGGCAGGGGCTTCAGGTAGAGGTCACGGATGCTGACCGTGCCGAGTCCCACATGGCGGTTTCTACAAACACCATACCCCCCGCAAAAGACATAACGCCGGGGGCAATCAAGCACGTAAACGCAATTCTTTCCGAGTTTGATCGGGAAGTACTGGACGTACATCGCCGGCTGCGTAATTACGTTACCAATAAGTTGATATTGGACTCTGCGGATGTAGATGCCCGCACCCGACTAAAAGCTTTGGAGATGCTGGGAAAGATCTCTGGGGTTGGGCTTTTCTCAGACCGCATAGATGTCACGATTACCCAGCGTACAGTCAAGGATATTGAGACTGAACTACGCAAAACCTTGGAGCTTTATGACGGTGAATACACCGTAGTTGAAGACGAAAAGTCGACAAGCCTTGCAGAAATAGACCTAGATACCGAACTGGGCATCGATAGTGGATCAAGCACTCCTTCTTGACGTTGAAAAACGTCTAACGACGATGCCCCCCGAGCTTCAACAGAAGGTTGGGCAGCTACTAGCCGAGGCGCGAAAGGTCGGGACGCAGGAAAAAGCCTCCACAGACTTCATGGCCTACGTTAAATACGTGTGGCCTAACTTCATTAATGGCAGGCACCACGAGAAAATGGCTCGTGCGTTTGAAAAAGTGGCTAATGGTGAGGTCAAAAGGCTCATTATTAACATGCCCCCTCGCCATACCAAGTCAGAATTTGCGTCTTACTTGCTGCCAAGTTGGTTTTTAGGCAGGTTTCCGGGCAAAAAGATCATTCAGACCTCTCACACAGCAGAATTGGCGGTGGGATTTGGACGCAAAGTACGTAATTTGGTCGATTCCGACCGCTATAAAGACATATTTCCGCAAGTTGCACTACAAGCTGATTCTAAAGCTGCTGGCCGGTGGGCCACTAACTATGCAGGAGAGTATTTTGCAATCGGTGTTGGCGGTGCAGTTACGGGTAAAGGCGCTGATCTGCTCATTATTGACGACCCTCACTCGGAACAAGAGGCAACCCTAGCCGAGACTAGCCCTGAGATCTACGACAAGACTTACGAGTGGTACACATCCGGGCCTCGTCAGCGTTTGCAGCCGGGTGGAGCCATTGTTGTCGTCATGACACGGTGGAGTAAGAAGGATCTGACGGGGCAAGTGCTTAAAGCAGCGGCCCAGCGCAGCGGAGAAGAGTGGGAAGTCATTGAGTTCCCGGCTATTTTACCCTCCGGCAAATCACTTTGGCCTGAGTTCTGGAGCATCCAAGAACTTGAGGCACTGCGGCAGGAACTGCCCAACAGCAAGTGGATGGCTCAGTATCAGCAGGAGCCGACTTCTGACGTATCAGCCATCGTCAAGCGTGAATGGTGGCAAGTTTGGGATAAAGACAGCCCGCCTTTCTGTAGTTACACAATCCAGTCTTGGGATACGGCATTTCTCAAGTCAGAACGCGCCGACTATTCAGCCTGCACCACGTGGGGGGTGTTTGAGCATCCTGACGACACGGGAAAAATGCAATCCAACATTATCCTCCTGAATGCATTTAAGAAGCGCATGGAGTTTCCTGAATTAAAGGAAGCGGCATATGAGGAGTTCAAGTATTGGAACCCCGACAGCATCATTATTGAAGCCAAGGCAGCGGGCAGTCCCCTCATATTTGAACTTCGCTCCATGGGCATACCGGTGCAGGAGTTCACCCCCTCCAAGGGAAACGACAAGATTGCACGGTTAAATGCGGTTGCGGACATGTTTGCATCCGGACGGGTTTGGGTTCCTAATACCCACTGGGCCGAGGAACTGGTCGAGGAAGTGGCAAGTTTCCCCTCTGGCGAGCACGACGACTTGGTGGACTCCATGACCCAAGCATTGCTTCGCTATCGACGGGGCGGCTTCTTACGGCTGGCAAGTGATGAACCGGAGCCTACGCGCTACTTCAAGCGCAAGCGTGAAGGCTATTACTAGGAGAATTTAGATGGCTGTCGATAAAAGTTTGATGCAAGCCCCGTTGGGGTTGGAAGCCCTTGCTCCTCCTGAGCCGATTGAGATTGAGATCGTCGATCCTGAAGAGGTTCGGATTGGCGTCGATGGGATGATGATTGAGCTTAGTAAAGAAGAGCCTCGCGCCGAGGACTTTGACGCCAACCTTGCTGACTTCATGGGTGAGAACGAGTTGCAGAGCCTAGCCTCTGAACTTTTGGGGCAATACGAACAAGACCTTTCAAGCCGTAAGGACTGGCTAGATACTTACGTCAAAGGTCTGAAGATCCTAGGTATTCGGTACGAGGAGCGTACTGAGCCGTGGCCCGGTGCGTGTGGTGTATTTCATCCGCTCTTGATGGAGTCAGCGGTCAAGTTCCAGTCTGAAACGATTATTGAAACCTTCCCGGCGATGGGGCCGGTCAAAACCAAGATTATTGGCAAGGAAACCCCAGAGAAAAAAGCCTCTTCAATTCGTGTCGCGGATGACATGAATTACCAGTTGACCGAGGTAATGAAGGAGTACCGCCCAGAACATGAGCGGATGCTGCTTAGCATGTCGCTTGCGGGTAACGCCTTTAAGAAAGTGTACTTCGACCCGTCACTGGATCGGCAAACGGCGGTCTATATTCCGGCTGAAGATATCGTGGTGCCGTATGGCGCGGCGAATCTTGAAGGAGCCGAACGTGTTACGCACCGGATGCGTAAGACAAAAAATGAGTTAATTAAACTACAACACGCAGGATTTTATCGTGATGTGGACTTGGGTGATCCGGTTCGCACGATGGATGAGGTGGAGAAACAAAAAGCCGAAGATCAAGGCTTCTCGGCGTCCATGGATGACAGGTTCCAGTTGCTTGAGATGCATGTGAACATCGACTTGCCGGGTTATCCTGATGTTGATAAAAACAACGACGAGACAGGAATTGCTCTACCGTATGTGGTGACTATTGAAAAAGGAACCAGTACCGTTTTGGCAATTAGGAGAAATTATCGTGAAGACGATAAACTCAAACAGAAACGACAACATTTCGTTCATTATGGATATATACCCGGATTTGGATTTTACT